ATAACCAGCGTTTGCAAGTGCTCTGCCGATCGCTGAAGTCTCAGCGTTCTCCAATGCAGACGTTGAATTAACACCCCGATCACTAATGCTCTCACTAGCAAGCCCAGTCGCCCACGGCTTTTCATCGGTTTGTGTTTTAAATAATTCAGCACTAACAATGTATCTAGTGTCTGTGGCCTGTTCAAGCTTCGTTGATATTCTTCCATTTTCATTATCCTTCCAAAACTTTTCTAGTCGGCTTTCTACTGTTTCATAGTCCTGTAAGTTAAATGCCATTAGTCATTCCCCCAGGTGTAATTGACGTCGAGCTCTGCTTCCAGCACGGTCTTGTATATTGAAATGTAAGCAAGGGCATCTTTGATGCTGTCCTCATGATTTGGAGATTCAGTAAGCCGAGAAACCTTGACGAGTGCCATACATAATGCAGCTTGACTTGGTGAAATTGGATGATCGAGATATGCCGACCAAAGCTCACTGATCCTTTTATGGTTATAGTAAGGATGGCCGTAGACTGCGCCACGTTCGTGGATCGTACTCGCAACATCAGCTAATAACTTCTCAGTTGTTGTGGTCATAATCAAACACCTCGTCTGATTTCTTCTTTATGTTGGTCATTCTTCTGTGAGAATCCCAACCAGCTTGTCGGCCTTTCCAATAGCCTGCCTGGAATGCTGACTCTTTTATCTGATAGCCAACCCACCATAGAGCTGATAAACCCATCACCAGCCATAGATAAACATAACCAAAGTCTTTCAAGTCCTCGTACATTTGTAGCCCTTCTATGCTCACGCTTTGTGGCATGGCAATAGTGTGCCACCTGTGTACGACTTTGTGGATTATTTAATGGGTTTTTTGTATAACGATTAGATAACGAATTATCTGTAGAGTTTGCCCTCAAATATGAAAGAACCGTCGGCACTAACAGGTATGGTAACAACCTGTACTTTGCGTTCCTTAACATAGGCAACCGCAAATCCTGTCTGCCAGTTGGCATAGCCCCTTGTATAGGCCATACCGCTTGAAGATAAATCTACCATACAACCGACCTCAACACCCCATACAGTACGCCCAAATTGGCCTCTAGATGCCTCTGTAAAGGCCGATTGGCCTAGTCTGTGTGTGTGCCCACACACCACGCTCTTTCCGTGTCTCCTAGCCCCATTTAAGGCCGTTTGGCCCGGTATCTGAGATATGGGAAAAGTGTCGCCATGGACTGCTATCCAGCCAGGAGCCCAATCGATACCCTGTGGTGCAAACTTAATGCCTAGCTTGTCGTAGCCCATAAAACGTTCGTATTGCATTTCAGGTAAATTGAGAAAACTCGGTAGCCGTTTCTTAATTGATCGATAAAGTCTAATGCCGTGGTTGCTACCGACCACATCTGTAACGCCTAGATAACTTAATACTTCTTGGGTCAGCTGTCGATCCTCATGGATGTTGCCTACCATCTCATCAATGGTGTTGGCATTAAAGCCACCGAGCTGTGGCAGATCAATTTCATCACCAATGCAGATAGTACGGTGTGGTTTCCATTTACCCAGGAAACGGCCTACTGATTTAACTATTGCATCATTATAAAATGGTACTTGAAGATCGCTAACAAACGCTATGCGCTTAATCTTCTTCCTCATCTGGAGTAGGAATACGTGGGATAATGCCATCATCGCCTACTACCCAATCGGGCATAGACTCTGGGCTATCCATTAGATACAGCGCAACAGACTCACTAAAGCCAGCCTTGCGTGCAGCTTTATACATTTCGTGCTTGGCAATATAAAACACTTCTAGCTTAGATAAAGGCTCTGGAGTCTTGCGGACTCTGCGCCTGTTTATCTTTTTACGCTTGCGTGTAGTTGCCATAGTTAAAGGCTACTTCCTGTCCACTAAAATGCGCATCATTTCTTCTTGGCGTGTTTCAATTCTTGCTAAACGATCTGCAAGCGATGAGCCACTGTTAGGTGTTAAAGTCCAAAGCCATCCTTTAATAAGATAACGCAGACCCCCAAAGAAACCGACCAATACGGCGGTGATGCCAGCGGCAAAGCCAGCCCACTCTGTCGGACTCATTTCGCATCAGCACCGAGGCCATAGGCACTATCGGATTTATCTAAAGCCCTAACTGCTGGACCTGCAAGAGCTGATATAACTACAGCTACAACAGGATCTAAACCTAATTCATTACTTGCTAAGAATGTTAAGAATGATACTAATACGCCTCGTGCATAAGACTTTATTACAGCTTGTTGCTTCTTACTTATTTTCATATCTTGCCCCCTAGTAGTGGTATATCAAACGGCCTGCCATCTTTATCGCCTGCCTTTGTAAAACTGATGTGTATGTGTTTATAGTGTTTGTTATAGCCCTTGTAGGTTCTCCACCTGTAGCCCAGGATCTTGCTTGCTATCTTGCCGTTATGGATTACGTAAGATATGCGTTTATCGGTTTTTGCGCATTCTCTGATTTGGTCAGCCAAATATACTGAGAGCCCCTCGGATGAATCCAAGCGAGAATCAATATCAATGGCTCGGACACATCCCCCATCTGGGTTATGATCCGATTTTCTGGAACTATGACGAGCGTCGCCAAGCCACCCATCAGAGGTAGTGCGACGATCAGCGAACCACAAATCAATTTGATCTCTTAACTGAACTCCAGCTGCGCATAACCACGGTTTCATTAGCTTAGAAGAAGTTTTGCTTCGTCTTCGGTAATGCCAAGTTTGTCTAGCAATGCAGCTTTAGCCTCAGCCTTTGCTGCTGCCTCAGATTCTTCTGCCTTGCGTTGATCCTCAGCTGCTAGGCGTGCTGTCTCTAGATCAGCAATTTCTTCTGCTGTTAATTCAACAATACTGGTTTCACCTGTTGAACAATCTACGATTACTTTGGTTGGCATTTCTTCTCCTTTGTTAAGCGTTAGATATTCCGTATAAATAAAATGATGAACCTGATACAAACGAACCATTGCAAGCAATGTTAATAGATGTTATTGCTGCTGTATTACTAGATAGAAAAGCGTGTGCCGCCGATCTTGCTGTAGTTGCATTTGTTTCACCCATACCAATTAAAGACATAGGTTTATTTTGTACCACTGTATATGATGGAATGTATAATTCAGCAGTAGCAAAAGTATTACTTGTTGCGCTATCTCCATTAGATGTGTAAAGTCCATTTAGTCCACTTACAGATGAATATCTGTCTGAAAACATTGTAGAAGAATTAGTTGTACCCATAAAGGTTGTACTATAATTGGCTGTTATACCATTAACTGTTACTAAAAGTTGATCGCTAATAACACCAGCAGTATTTGTTCTACTACTTATTCTTACCACTAAATCCGTATAGGTAGAAGGTATTGCAGAAAAAGTTATGCTGGCTGTTGTTGTTGTTAAAACATTTGAACTAATTAAAGTATATGTGGCTGGCATTTTAGGCTTTCAGTATTCCGTAGAGGGTGGCGGTAGTGCCGATGGAATAATCACCAGCACCATTTAACAATATGGTTATTGAAGTAATGGCAGAAGTTGAACGCCAAAGCCCAACAATGTTTTCTTGAGCGCCCGAGCCATTAAGATCACCTGACCTAGTAACTAAGACAGTTTTATTGGTAGCACCTGCATAAGAAAATACATTGAAGTTTGTTAATGTTGGTACTGTTGTTGAAGTTGATCCCGAATTGTTACACAAAATAGAGGACTGGGTGCTATTTCTAGTGCTGGTAGCGGTTGTGCCATTGCCTGATAAAATAGTGTAAGAATAGTTAGTAGCGGTATCGCTATTAAATTGCAGACGAATATAATTTGTGTTTGAGGTAGTACCTATTAAAACTAATGTTAGGTCTGTATAGGTAGCAGGTATGCTACTTAATGTAATTGTTGCAGCCGCACTACCCAAAGTAGTTGTAGCAATTTTCTCATATGTGGCTGGCATTATGCACCTTTGATTCCGTAGAGGGCGAAGGTTGAACTTGTAGCAAAATTATCAGCACTAAACTTAACATCTATTTGTGTAATTGCCGAAGTTGATCGCCATAAAAAAGAACCTAAACCGGCAATACCACCTTCAGTATTATTAGAATCATAACCTGAAAAATATCTAGTAGTTTTATTTTTGGTAGTACTTGCATAATCGTGAATATCTATAATGCCAACTCCTGTGATGTTGGTACTATTATTACCAGCACCAGGCACAATTAAACCAAATGCTGCTGTTGCAGTACCCGCAGCACTTGCGGCAGCACCATCACCTTGAAGTCTGTGGTAATCGTAGGTGGTTGTTGAATCTGAATTAAAAGTTACTCTTAAAGTTTGGTTTCCAGCACCAGTTGTTCTTTGTGCAATGTATCTTATTTGTAAATGTTTATAGGTGCTTGGTATTGAACTAAATGTAATAGTTGTATTTGAACCTGTGCCAGTAGCAGTAGCAATAGATTCGTATGAACTGGTAGAAGCCGCTACCCCGCTAGACAATGTACCTAATAATGAATTAAGCAATTCCGCCTACCACATACCAAGTATTAGCAGCTGTCTTAATGCAGACTGCTGTTTTATATTGTGCAAGGGTTGGAGATGCTGCAACTGCACCAGCACTTAATACTGTTGTAGTGCCAGGTGTAACTGCGCTAATTGTGCAAACACCAGCACCAATGTTTAATACTGTAAGTGCTGTGCCAACTGGAAATGCCACGCTTGCATCTGTTGGGATGTTAAATGCAATAGCGGTTGCTTTGTTCATTACCTCTAGCACTTGGTATGAATCTGCGAGTACAGCTGTGTAATCTGTGGTGTTGGCTGTGCCTACTGTGAAGGCAACCAAAGAGTTATAGTTGGCTGCTGTTAATACATCGCCTGTTACGGCTGGTAAACCTGATGGCATTTCTACTCCTTAATAAGATAAAACGTTTTGCCCTAAGACACCGTAATCTACGTTGCCTATTATAAACCCATCTATGATTGGTTCGAGCGTTGTGAAGGTGGTTTTCCAACTATTTGGGGTGATATTTAGGCTCACTCCAAAAATCTGTAGGGTTTTCTCTATGACTGATCCACCTGGCTGGGTGGTTTTGACTGTGATTGGGTCGAAGAAGTCAAGCTCTAAAGATGCCAGGATGCCTGTGTTGTAGTTAGGCGTGTATAAATCCAAGGTGATGGAGTCCACTCGAATGCTGGTCTCGGCTCTAGATGCCACATAAGCCAGGGCATAGTCGAGGGCTACGGCATCGGTTTGCATCATAAGGTCATTTAAGAAGTAAGAATGCAAGAAGTACTTATCGATAGAGGCTTGGTTGGTTGCAACCTGTGGTGAGCCGCCTGTTCTAGATACTGTTGCTTTGTTAAATACCAAAACATCATTAAGAATCCAGGTAGCATCTTTATAAAGGATGCCTGTGCCATCATCTGCAAAGAGTGTTGGTGTGCCACCAATAGAGCTAACAGTTACTGATCTATCTTGAAATACAAACGAGCCGCTAGCATCTACATACAATGCGCCGTACTCGCTGTTTTCGATTGTAGTCATAGCCTGTAGTGCTGTGCGGTTAGTGCCAGGATCTGCTTGCACTGTAGTTAAACCTGTATCCACATCACGCATCGAGTTAGGCCAGTCGATCTCCGTCAAGATTTGGTTAATACGTGTGCCAGTTAAATCTCCAGCAGTTGCACCTGTGACTGTGCTGATCTGTGCGTTATTGGCTAATCTAAAGGCATCTACAGCTTGTATGGTTGTATATGCAACATCTTCTGCATCTTTAGGATATGTAGTTACATAGCTTGTAATAAAACCTTGAAAGATTGGATAAACAACGCCTGAGTAAGTAGCAGTAATCTGCACCTTACGCATTGGACTTAGGTATGTGTAATAAGGGCTTGCTGGGTTTTGTGGGTTAAAGTCGCCGTTCTGATCTACTATGCGCAGTGTTAGGTTGCCAGTCTGAAATTGATCCGACAGGGCATTACGACCACGCTTAGTTTGCACAGACATAACTTGGTCAGATACATCAACAATTACAGCTGCTGAATCTGCAAAGACGTTTGTGCCAAAGATACCCTGGTCAAAGATCATAGCCTGAGCAGTTGCAGGGCCAGTGCTAAAGTTAATTATTGCATTTACTACAGGTACGGTCATTAGTTTAATGATCCAGCAGATGTAGTGCTGTATCCGCTTCTCTGTGCTACCTGCACGCTATCGGCTATTAACTGAGCAAATTGATCGCCTGATTGAGCCACATCGATTGTAAGTCTAACATCTGCATACGACATTGGAGTACCTGATACCCCTGGCGCATAAACTGGGTTGCCGCTACCCATTGGCACTGTGTAATCAATGCTGCCTAATGGCCCTTGTGCTGGTGGGAATAATTGTTGAAGTCCAGGCAAGTTATAGCCAGTAGGATTAAATGTGCCTGCTGCTACTTTGGCATTAAGTTTGGCAATTATATCGTCAGTCATATTACGCAACTTGGCTATTTGAATATCTAAAGCAGATGTGGCACCACCAAATGCTTTAGCCAAATCTGTTGCGGATTTTCCAGCTTCTAACTCAGCGTTAATCTTCTTGGCTAGTGCCTCATTGTTATCTAGTATGGCTATCTTGGCATTAAGTCTTAATATAGTTTCAGCATCTGTAGCTTCGTTTAGTGCCTTCATTAGGCCAATACGCTCTACGTCAAACTTATCTTTTAGCTTGTCTACTTCTGTTTTGGCTTTAAGTTGTTCGTTTTCAGCCTTGCGTAATGCCACGCCATTCTTTAATGCAGCAGCTTCTAGTTTTCTTTGCTGTGCTGCAATACGACCCATAGCAGGAGTTTCTCTAGCTGCGGCAGTTGGGTATTTGCCTCGTGAGTTTATTTCGTTTAACTTACCTAATGTATTAAATATATTTCCATAGGTCACAATATCTTTTAATGTGGTAAGTCCAGGTATTTTCTTTAGCTCGGCAATGAATACTCCAAAGCCTTTAATGGTATTGCCTGTGGTTTTACCCAGGTTTTCCATCTTTCGAGTGGTTTCTTCAATACTCGTATCTGCACTCAAAGCCTCTAAAGCACCAATAATGCCTTTACCGATTTCTTCCGATACGTTAGCACTTGCAACTCTTAATAAATCCATCTTGCCTGAGTAGGTGCTTAATCGAGCTTGTGCTTGGCCTGCAAACTTATCATTCAGTTCGCCTAGGATTTTATCCATATCGCCAGTCTTGATGGTGGCCTTACTTAACCCAGCACCTAATCTAGTTAGAGCTGTAGTTTGACCTGAATAACCTTTTGCTAAAGCCTGGCTAACTTCGGCAAGTGATTTGCCTGTAGCGGCACTTACATTAAGCGCAGTGTTTAAGGCTTCCTGGCTTAAGGTGATTGAGCCTGTAACTGTTAGCAAAGATTGGAATGCCGGTCTTAACTCATCATCTAATACACCACTAACCTTTTGCAGATTAGCAATATACATCTCAACGCCTGGTGCGCTGAATTGATACCCAGTGTTCTTTAATTGCTGCTCTAAGGCTTTGGCTGCCTTCTCATCGGCTGCAAACGCATTAACAGCCTTCTTGCTGTAATTAATTAAAGCAGCTGCGCTAAGGGATACGCCTATTGTCCTGCCTAGTTTTTGTATTTGTTTTTCAAAGGTGTTGATATCTTTACGTGCGCCTTTAAGGGCTTTGCCATTCCAGGTCGCCGTTGCGGCTACAAATATATTGGCCATTACGCTGCCTTCTTAATCTGTGTGGTTTTGTTGAAATTATCAGCTGTGCCATTGATGGCTTTTACTATTGCCTCATAAACTTTCATACTATCTTGTGCCCAAGCCTTATAAACTAAACGGCCTTGTGTTTTACGGCCACTAGCACGCACATCTTTAACCTTTGGTTGTTTTGTTACAGGCTCTAATGCAGCTATAAATTGCTGGCTTGCAAATGGATTGTTTGAGTTATAAGCCTGTACTGCCTTGCTGCGAGCAGACTTCTTGCTGTATGTGCCGCCTTCTCCGTAAGATGTTCTAAACTCAAATGGCGCACGGCCTTGTGGATTTAATCGGCCTGCTACTTCATAAATTGATCCAGGGCGGCTCACGTTGTAAACATATTGGCTTACTTGAAATCCATTTTTAGTAATCTTATTTTTACCAGGGTTATAGCCAATGCCTTGCCTTGCAGCGTTTGCATCATACTTTGGAAATGGTTTATAGCCTACGTCTGACGATAATGGTTTAGCCCAGCCAGACAACACGTCTCCATTACCAGGCACATAACTTTTAGCCTTAAATGCCACGCCACGCATTAGGGGATCAATAGCCACGCTAATACGTTGGCGCATATCTTCATCAATTTTAACTAAGCCTTTTAGGACATCCTTAACGCCTACGACTTCTGCTGGCATTCTTGATCTCCTTAGCTCTGTCGGTTAGGACTTGTACAATGGCTCTGTACATTTCCGCATCCATGTTAATAAACTCGCTAGGCGCAATTCCCGTCTCTACACTTAAAGCGGCAATACTGTATAAAGTTGAATTACGCTCTACTATTTTTTTTCTTCGTCTAACACCTCGACAGTTTCAAGACTGTCTATAAAATCCACGCCCCATACAGGTATCTGAACGCCAGCCCTGCGTAAGCATTCATAAGCAAGCCAGAAGATTTCTGTTTGCCTCTCGTGCTCACGCAAGACTTTGCTAATACCTGATCCGTACTTTAACTCGAAAGCGTACTCGACACCTGGTGTGATCTTGTGTTCTGATACTTCACCATTAGCCCTTGTTATCTTTAGCTTTGCCATTATTACTCCTTAATTAGAACGCTACAGATGGAGATACTGTTAGCGCTGAGTTAAGTGTAAAGGTAATTGAAGAAGTTGCAACCTCTGCAACGCCAGCAGTACCAATTGGAGTTAGGTTATTTACCAAGATTGAGAACTGGTAAGAAGGGTTAGCGGCTGAAACTGTAGTGCCTTTAACTGTAATAACAGATACGGCAAGGGTCTTACCAAATGCCTCATTTAGAGTCTGCATTACTGTGCTGTTTGCCCAGTCATTGATAAAGTCGATTGTGAAGGTGCCTGATTGTAGGCCAGCAACAAACTTATGAGCAGAATCTCCCATAGCAGTTACTTCTAACTCATCTACGATTTGGTTAATTACTGCGCTAGTTACTAGCGAGCTAATATCGATTGATGGTGTTGTAGGCGCAGCCGCAGTAGCCAACTTAACACCTACGTTATTATTTAAATAGATTGCCATTTAGTTATTCCTCGTCTTTCTTGGTTTGTGCAGTTGGTTTTGGTGCGTCTTTAATTTGGCCTGTCTTCTTCAAGAAGGCTAAGTCTTCTTCGTGTGTGCTCATTTTAACTCCAGCTCGTTAGGATTGATACGGTTATTTCTGATGTTAATAAATCTCCACTAGCTGCGTTAGTTATAGCTGGAGCGGAGACACTTGATATGTTTAGCACCA